TTATCTTAGAACTGCACCTACAAAAGAATCGTTTGAGTCTTTATACAAGCTTCACTACGGCTCTAGACCAGAGCAAAAGACTATTGATGCGTATGAAGCTCTGATTGACATCAATGATGCGTCTTGGCACATCAAGTCTTCTGAAAGATTGAAGCGTGCTGTGACTTCTGGTGGTGTATTTGCTGAGTTTACTGATGACTTTGGAACAGTAGCTTACAGAGTAAACAATAAGGCAGCTATAGACGATGAGTTTGTCTTTGATCTAGCAGCACAAAAGATTATAAAGAGAGACAAACTAAAAGAAGACGCTATTGTCTTTAAAACATCAGAACCTTACGCTGGGCACATCTACTTTACCAACGTAAAATCTACACGTCCTCTAGAGCGTATAGACATTATGCCTTATAACATAGGTGGTCCTAGAACAAACAGTGAGTTTAGATGGTTCTTAGGTACAGTCAAGGAAGAAAGACTTTACTCAGGTAAACTATCTTCACTAGGTTTCAAAACTTTCTTAGGTTCTTTTGGTAAAGACCAGATAGTGTTAGCAAGGAATCAGTTAAACGCTATCTCAAGAAAAATAAATCAGCTTATGAAAGCTAATAACGTCACTGACTTGCAACAGCTTACATTAACTAAGGTTGAGTACGATGAGTTAGGTGACGTAATTAGAGCTAACAACTCTTGGAACAAACACATCACTGATTTAGAGGACATTCAAGAGTTAGGTAGAAAGTACAGATTCAACTTTAACGAAGAGTTTGTCTTCAAAGCTAGGGATGAAAAAATATCTACTGTCGATGAGGCAGGTGGTGACTTAACTCGCCTAGGTATTACCTTTGGTGAGGACGTAGGAACTATGTTAAACAGTCAAAGGATGCGTAGAGGCGATACACCTTTGATGGAGTTTGGTGGTAAGCTTGCTGTAAACGACAGTCCTATAGTAGCTATGGCTGACCAGTTTGGAACTGAAGCTTTTGGTTATGCTAATCGTGCAGCTACACAAAACGCTATAGACGGTTGGAATAAACTAGCTGCTAGAAACGAAGGTTTAATAACTAACTGGAATGACCTGAAGAACTTAGATCCTATGACTAGGTTTATGAGAGCAGAAGTAACTAAGACAGGTAAGTTCAACGATATAGCAGCGCAACTAAGAGAACAGCAAGCTATCATTAAACGTAGGTTGAACCAGCCAACTCCTTTAAGTACATCTTGGGAAACCTTTACTACTGCAGCAACAGAGGCTGTCTTTAGTATAACAAACCGTAAGATAGACTTTTCTAAGATTGGTGTAACTTCTGACCCTTCATCTCAGCTACTAAAGGTAGGGTTCTACTCTAAGTTTGGTTTCTTTAATCCTGATCAAGCTTTTTTACAAGGTATGCACGCATCTACTATAGCTGCTATATCTCCTAGAGCAGGTACTAAAGCTATGGGTATGGCTATGCCTATGATGATTATAGCCCAACTACCTGATAGTGCTACAAGAGCTACTGCTATCAGAAGATTTGCTAAAGTATCAGGTATGACAGAGGATGAAATAAGAACTCTTGTTCAGTACATAGACGAGAGTGGACGTAATATCATTGACAATCAGGTTATAGAACTACAGGCTCCTCAGAAGTTTGGTGTCGCAAGTAACCTAAGTCAGAAAGCTCAAGGATACGTTGGTGACTTCTTAGACAAGTCCACATTCTTCTTTAGAGAGGGTGAGAGATACGGACGTTTAACTGGTATAATTACAGCTTTCTTAGAACACAGAGCTAAAAGACCAGACATTGACCCCTTGTCACCAGACGGTAAAGCTTGGATCACTAACAGAGAACAAAGTCTAACCTTTAGAATGACTTCAGCTTCTAGAAGTTTTGCTCAAAGTGGACCTATGAGAGTTCCTACACAATGGTTAACCTTTACTCTTAGAGCTATGGAGAACATAGTAGTAGGTAGAGAGTTTACTAGAGGTGAAAGATTTAGAATGGCTCTTATCCTTGGACCTGCTTGGGGTCTGACAGGAATAGGTATGGGTAAATCGACAGGGTATATAGTAGAAAAACTAGGCTATAATCCATCAGAACCTGAAGCTTTAGAAAAGTTTAACCAATTAAAGTACGGTTTCTTTGATCAGTTACTTGGTTGGGGTTTTGGTACTGAGACTGCTTATGCTGAACGTGCAGCACCCCTTGGTCAGGTAAAAGATACACTAAGAAAACTAAAAGAAGAACCTCTAATGACTACTCTTCTTGGTCCTTCAGGCGAAATCTTTGGTGACATGAAGAGTGCTGTAACAAACGCTATTATGTCAATGCTAGGTGGTAGACCTGAATCAGTAAGAGAGGACTTGACATCTCTTGTACGCAACCTATCGACTGTTGACAAGTACGTAAAGATAAAAGAACTGATAGAAACAGGTAACTACAAAGGTAGAACAAGAAAACAAGTAGTAAGCGGTTTGGATAAGGGTGACGCAGCAGCAGTTTTATTTGGTGCTACACCTGCACCAGTGCAAAACTACTATGATGTTCAAGAAATTATTTACGATAAAAACGATGTAGTTAAAAAACTTACCTCAAGGCTTGAACAAAAGGCTCGTTTAGCTACTGACCTATTGACAAACGGTGATGAGAGTGATATACTTAGAGGTAATAAACTGTGGGTAGAAATTTCAGAAGAGTTATGGTCTTCTAATTTGTCTTACGAATTAAAAACTTCTATACAAGACAGACTTGTTAATGTAAACGCAATTCCAAATTGGTTTAGAAATGCTCAAAGGTTGGATTTAGGACCAGATGCAGCACTTCTAGGTCAACAACTATACTAAGGATTTATAATGGCTGACACGTATGATGTAGATATAGGTGATGCTGGAGCAGACTATGCAAGAGGCATAGCTTACCCTAGCAACTCAGAGCTAAGTGTTGCTGCTCAAGGTATAAACGCTGTAAGTAAAGGTGTTTTTAGTGTACTAGGAAGTATGCAATCATCAAGCAAACCTACAGACACTTCTATAAACAGAGAATTGTACAAGGGTTTTGTTTCAGATATAGAAGCTTTGAGAGGACAAACAGGTTTAGGTCTTAGGTCTGGTGTAACTTCTGCTTTATCTAAGTGGACTGGGCAAGGTCTAAAGGTAAATGAAGAAGTTTCAAAATATGTCAAAATTACAACTGGTATTGACTTAGACTACTTGAATGCAAACCCTGAACAAGAGATGCTAAATAAAGTATCTGCACAGTTAGCTGAAAATCCTGCCTACCCTCTTCTAGCTAAAGATAATTTAATTGCTAGTGGCAACGAAAATCCATCTGAGCAACAGGTGCTTGTTGAAGCTGCACGTATGATAGCTGAACAAGAAGCTGCAGCCTTACTGATATCCAACGCAAACACTTTATCTGCTGCTGAATACACTAAACAAGAACCATTCTGGATAAATACTCTTGACAGAACAAGAGAACTTGGTGTAAAAGCTTTAGCTATAGAATTAGCTGGCGGCAATGCAGGTGCTGAAACTATAGAAAGATTCAGGGCAAATGTTTTCTTGCTTGAGCAAAACTACATACAACCTAGAGGTGTCTCTGATGACGAGTTTAAAGAGGTAAGAAAAAGAATTGATGGTCTAAAAGAAATGGTAGACTTTATCAGTAACTATGACACAAGAGTTTTAGAAAAGTTAAGAACTGATACTCTAAACAACGTGGACTTAGCTATAGTAAAACAACTTCAAGCATCAGACCTCGATCCTACTATGCAAAGAGCTATACTAGGAAACTTAGACAAACTTACTGAAGTCTTGTTAGCTAAAAAACACAACGAAGTTTTAGGTTTTATTCAAAATATTCCTTTAGAAAATATCAACTACGAAAACATTGAGATACCTCTTGAAGGAATAGACAATCTTTTAAATCTAACTTCAGATCCAAATGCTGAGGTAACTTCTAGTGCTCTAGACAAAGAGGATCAGATATACTCAGAAGTAGAAATAGAAAAAGCAACTGAGTTAAACAACAGAACTAGGGGTAAGAAAACAGTACAGTCTTTGATTGACTACTCTCTTACATTTGAGGTTCTTGCTTTAGAACCAAAAGCTTTAGAAGAAGACGAGAACGCTAGAAAACTATTCTTGAAAGGCATAGGTAGAACATCACTGCTAATGTCCAAATCATCTGACTTTATAGACAGTCAAATGTTTAACCCTACGACTGGTCTCTTCAGCAATAAAACTTTTGATTTACTAGAGAAAGTAAAAGTGTACGATCCATCAGGCTACGAACTAGCTGTAGCACAGTTGAAGAACGTACTACAAAAGCAATCTCAAGTATTCCAAACACAGACATCAGGTGAACTTCAGTCATCGTTCTTTAACATGACTGCATTAGGAAAGGTTGAGTACGATTTAGAACGTAGACTAGATACTGGTCAAATAAGAATGGACAAACGAATCTTACCTTTACTCAACAACTATGCTACTATACACTACAATGGTAATGTCACAGAGATGATAGCTGACAGTGGTAAAAGGTTGTCAACTCTTGAAAGAAACCAGCTAGATACTCTAGGTTTTAAAATACGTAATGCTTACCAAGACTACAGACAAATCGAAGCAGCTTCTAAGATGTACAAACAGTATGTCAAGAACATGGAAAGACTTGGTATGGATACAACCATGATAGAGCAAACTATGATTCAAGGGGTAAACGTCAAGGATGCTGGATCTTTTGGAAGTTTACAGAACCCATATCCAATCCAATGGTCAAACGAAACGGACACAGACGAGATACTCTTTATGTCTCTAGAAAAGGGTGATCACTACATTGACATCAACGGTGATGTAAGAAGAAAGCAGTAATGGTTAATATATCTGTATCAGGTGGAACGCTAGTATTTCCTAAAGAAGTTCCACAAGCTCAACAAAACAACCCAAATAAACTAGAAGATCACGTATCTACTAAAGGTTCCTTTGTGACTATAATTCAGAAAGGGTTAGAAAATCTTGAACAAGAAAGAACTCTTACAAAAACCCCAGTATCAGAAAATCCTGAAAGACAATTCTATCAATCAACTGTTCCTATGGATCAAAGGGTCACTGAGCCTGAAGCTGTTGGTGTTCCTGATCCCTCTGTTGTTACTATGGAACCAGCCGATAAAAAAGTAGACATACCTCAAGCTCCTGAGGTTACTAAGAGAGAGCTACTACCTCAAGGTATAAGACCAGAATCTGATATTGAAGCAGGAATACAACAAGATAATGTTATAGATTGGAAAATGGTTCCTTTTAATAATGAACTAGGTAAAGTAATTAATAGTGAATTAAGAAATCAAACGCTTTCTCAAAGTTTAGAAACTGTCTTTGGATCGGATAGAGCTTCAGCTATAGACGCTACAATACAGGCTGAAAGTGGTGGAGAACTGATAGAAGAAAGTTTTAATTACACAAGGGCAAGTGCTAAAGCTACCTTTAACTCTAAATATCACGCAGCAATAGACAATGTGTTTGACAACAATGCTGACCCAAACAACTCAGATAGATTGACACAAGCAGGTCAAGTCGCATTAGCTAACGCAGTTTACGGCGGTAGAATGGAAAACTCTGAGAATGAAGGGTATACCTACAGAGGCAGAGGCTATATTCAGATTTCTGGAAAATCAAATTACAGAAGAATAGGTGAGATAATAGGAGAGGATTTAGTAAGCAACCCTGACCTTCTTCTTGATCCTGAGATAGCAAGAAAAGCTACTATCGCTTATTTCTATTTGAAGAAAGAAGATAGCCCTGCTACAAATATTTTTAGTAATTTAAATGCAACTAAACTAAGTAAAATAATAGGTCATGCTACTGATACAGCAGATGAAAGATGGAGAAGTTCTGGTCTTCCTGAGAGTGTTGCTACGCTGTACGAAATAGACAGCTCTTTGAGACCAAAAGTAAGGGCTGGAAGAAGAGATTACAGAACAGCTTCAGTAGGAGAAGAAGGTAGAAACAGATGAGACTAATACTAGCACTAACACTCGTACTATTTCTAGGTGGTTGTCTATCACCCCTAGCATTCATGAGCAGCTTCGGTGGTGGAGGTGGTGGTGATGGTACATCTGTCAACGCCAACACACAGATAGGTAAAGAGAACAACCAGTCAGCTATTGACCAGAGTAGAGACATATCAGGTGAGAACGTAAACGTCAATCAGTCAGAGGGTGCATTCAGTATTGATGGTGACGCAGGTAACGTCAAGGTTCTGAACCAAGACATACCCATGTGGATGATACTACTAGCTGTACTAGGCTGGATGCTACCGTCACCAATAGAAATCTGGAGAGGTTTCTTAAAAACTATAACACTAGGAAGATACCGTGGCTAGGACACCTATAGACAAATCAAAGATGAAGTGTAACAGACCTAAGCGTCAGGTATCTGGCGGTAAGAAGTTTGTTGTCAAGGCTTGTAAAGGCGGTAAAGAAAAGATCATCAGGTTTGGTGACGCAAACATGACAATCAAAAAGTCAAACCCTAAACGTAGAAAATCATTTCGTGCAAGACATAAGTGTTCAACTGCAAAGGACAAGTTTTCAGCACGTTACTGGTCATGTAAGAAGTGGTAGATAAAATGGAGAACATGAAACTTCCTATAGCCCTTGTGATGGCTATGGCTGTACAGCTTGCTGGTGGCGTTTGGTGGGTCAGTCAACAGGCAGCTACAATCACATCACTGGAGGACACAGTAAGTCAGCTTGGTAGTCGTATGGCTATCGAAGATACTGTCAACACCAAGAGGGATGTAGAAGAAAACAAAAAGAATATAAACGAATTAGTAGGCATCATGGCTGAGATGGAATCAGATTTATATGATGAAACTGATGAACTATGGGATGAGATAGACAGCATAAGTCTAAGCATCATGCGTATAGTTGACTTACAACAAAGGGTAGCCCTATTAGAAAGGACACTAGAGTTCATCAATCGTGATCACAAAGATATGTTTGATCCTAGAGGCTAGTTATGATTGATCCACTCAGCGCATTGGCAATGGTCAAGGGTGGCATCTCCGCAGGTAGAACAATAGCATCAATGTCCAAGGAACTAGCAGGTTTCTTTGACAGTGTAGATGACGCAAAAAAAGCACACGAAAAGAAAAAACTAAGCCCCTTTAGTAGCTCAAATGAAGAAGCTTTAGACACCTTCATGAAACGCCAACAGGCGAAACAGGCTGAAGAAGAATTGAGAGAGTTCATTGTTAACAACCTTGGCTATTCTGCTTATCAGGAACTTCTCAAACTTCGCAGAGAAGTTGCACAAGAAAGAAAAGAAGCAGAAAGACAAGCAAGATTAGAAGCTGAACGAATGAAAGAGAACGCTGAGATGGCGTTCATTGCTGTAGTGATATTCTTATTGGTATGTGGTGGGGCGTTAGGTTTACTAGTCGCTATGGGTTGGGTAGATTTATAATGGTAGAAGAGTACGACTTAGATAAAAACGGTAAACTAGATGCCGAAGAGCGTCAGCTTTACTTAGAAGATAGACGTAGAAAAATTGAAGATGACGATGCCAAGCGTGATGCCCAGCGCAACATGACTTGGTTTGCTCTATCTGGTATGGTATTGTACCCTTTGGGTATCTTTCTTTGTACCATAATTGGTCAAGAGACTGCAGCAATGTTGATAGCTGACATAGCTAACATCTACGTTGTATCTGTATCAGCACTTGTTGGAGCGTACTTTGGGTTTACTGCAATGGGAAATAAAAAATAGTAGAGGTAAATAATGGCAAGTCCAAAACCAAACAATCCTGCTCTTTGGTCAAGAGCAAAACAAGCAGCAAGAAAGAAATTTAAAGTATACCCTAGTGCCTACGCAAATGCTTGGGCTTCCAAATGGTACAAGTCTAAGGGTGGTACATGGTCAGGTAAAGACAACAGAGTAAAGAAAGCGTAGACATGGCTAAGGGTGGCTTAGGTAAGTGGTTTGCTGAGGATTGGCGTGATGTTAAGACTGGCAAGAAGTGTGGGCGTAAGAGTGCAAAGGGAAGCAAGCGTCCGTATCCAGCCTGTCGCCCGAAGTCGGTGGCAGGAAGAATCTCCAAGAAGGAAGCTGCCAAAAAAACAGGACCGAAGAGAGTATCTTGGTCCACAACAGCATCAGGAAAGAAAAGAAAGAAGAAGGGAGCCTAAGTAGCTCCCCTTTTTTATACCTTAGCACCCCACCTATGACAGTGAGAATCCATGACCATCCACCCTTGTGCTCTGATCTGATCCTTACCATCCTCTAAAGATACAAGGCATTCTTTTTCTGTGTTAAAAACTCTAGGTGTTCCAAAGCTTCTACAGTCTGTTGCTCCTACATTACACGCTAGAATTATAGCAGTAAACATTTAGTTTCCTTCCATTTCCTGAATCAATCTAGATAAGTACCAATCAGCTTTCTTCAGGTCTTCTAATGGTTTGCCCTTGTATCTATACCTATGTAAGTATTTCTTACAGTTACCTTCTAGGTATCCCATGAACATCATAGTGTCCATGTTGTCCTTCATATAATCAATACACTCTATCTCGCCATCACCATAGTGTGGTGGCTTATTTACTACATCTTCCATCTAAGCTCCTATATCTACTACTTCACAGACATCACCAGTGCAAGCAAATGTCTGGCTTGAGTTAGTACTATCTTCTTTTTCGTAATCTGTCAAGAGTGACCAGTCTATTTTTTCTGGCATGAGTGACAATAATGTCTCATATTCTCTCTTGGTTATGTCCTGATAAGGTGCTTGCTGATAGGTGTGTTCGTTATAAGGTAGGAAAGATACACCTGACATCTCATCAAAATGTTTGTAGACAAACGCACCAACCTCAAACCATTCATCCTTCCTGACGTTGATAGTCACACTAGGTTTATGCTCACACCAATGTCTCTGATACATGAGCCACATCTCTAGCTGATCAATAGCTGACATATCCTCAGTAACTATTGCGTTGGTAGGAGACTTGATAGGAAAGCTGAACACTGTAGTCTGCTCAGGTTTCATTACACAAGGTTGACTAGGTATCTTTTGATCCTTCATAAACTGTGTTAGTGGGTCTTTGTTGTCACCTCGTACAGTCCTTATGTATTGTCTGGAATGACGTGCGTGGATACCTGAGGCACTGTCAACAAGTTGACTGACGGTTCCTGAAGGTTTGACACAGGTAATAGCAGTGGAATGATTAATACCAAGATTATCAGCCAGACTACGATTTGTGTTAACCGCCACTTGTCTAAGGCTTTCCAAGTTTTTAGATAGTCCATTGTTTGTCCTCGTCAATAAAGGGTTATCCATTATGCCTGTTAGAGATACACCTAACAGACGCTCCTCTTCAGTGTTATCCTTCCATATCTTACGTAAGTATGGGAACTTAGTATACGTAGATTGTATAGTACCTAGTGTTGTAGCTATCTTAACCTTACGTGCCAAGTCACCAAAGTTATCAGCAGACCTGACAACAACCTCAGTTAGGTTACAGAACTGATAAGGTCTGAGTATAATCTCACTGCATGGGTTAGTGCCAAAGTCGTAGCTAGGGTCACGTCTTTCAAACTTAGCTGCTTGTTTCTTACTAGCCTCTCTGTTGAAGACACCACGCTCACCACTACCTGATTCAACTAGAGCCATCCACTCACGCATGAACGACAAGCTATCAGGCTTCTCTGTGTAGGACACTGAGTTGTTAGCTAAAGCACGTTGAGGGTTGTTAGTCCACCAATCACCTGACTTAGCGTGACGCATCCTATCATCTGACAAGTTAGACAGACTGATCATAGCTGACCTACGGACACCGCCTACTACAACTACCTCTCCTATCTTACACATAAGGTCGTGACACTCGATAGAGGATAGCTTACGTCCTTGTGCGTCTTTGAATATCTTGACTGTAAAGGTAAACAAGTCAACTAAAGGAGCAGGTCCACTAGCTCTACCACCAAATGTCTTTAGTCTAGCACCTGCAGGTCTGACGTTTGACACATCCCACTGAGGTATCTCACCTGCCCACAGTAATGCTAGTAGTTGTCTGAAAGCCTTAGCCCAACCCTCTTTGCTGTCCTTGACTATGATCTTAGTGTCACTGTCGTATAGCTCAGGTACATCAGGTAGCTTCTGTATGTACTGACGCTCAACTGAGAAGCCTACACCAGTGCCACACAACAGGATAAACATAGCCTCATCGAATGACTTGGGGTCATCAACAGGTAAGTAGCTGCAGTTGTAACCTGAGGTGTTGTCTCTATCCAACGCTTTACCTGCTGTCATCATAGCTCTCATGCTAGGCATGACTTCTAGGTTTAGGATCGCTTGTTCTATCTGATTGACAAAGCTGTCTTTACCCATGACAGGTATGACTACATTGGTCATGTATCTGTCTACTGTCTCAGCCCAAGTCTCTCTGCGTTGCTCTTTGTCTAGCCATCGTGCATACCTTGACGTGTGTATGAACGCTTGGTAATCTGTAGGTAAGTAGTTGTCTCTCATCTCTTGTCACCGTTCCCTCGTAGTGTTCCTCTTTTCTTTCTGCCATGTAGCTTCTCTAAGTTATCGTAGGCTACGGTCTCCATGTCAATGTTCAGGTCTCTACACAAAGCAGCTATGTACCATAGACAATCACCTATCTCATCAGCTATACCTTCACGGTCAAGCTTACCATCTCTCATAATCTTCTTTACTTTGTTTGCTACCTCTCCTGCCTCAGCAGCTAAACCCAAAGCAGGGTATATGACTGAGTGTTTCTGATCGTAGATAGCTGTCGTTGCAGCTTGTTGTTGATACTTGTCCATGTCAAGAGGGTCTTGATTGTAGTACTGAAATGCGTTTATGTCATCTAGGGTAATCAATTTTCTAAGTCCTTCCACTGTCTAATTTCTACATCTAGGTAGAAGTAATCATTCATGTTGATAGTTCCATCGTCTACCAGTTTACGTATGATTGCTTCCTCATCCAAATCATTCTGTTCCATCAACAACTGTAGTCCGTAGTTATTGACAAGAGCTTCTATCTTACTATCATGATCAAACATTGTCAAGCCTTAATGTATCCAAAGAGAAGTTTCTTTTTCGTGAATGATAGGTTCTACTGAAGACTTTAGTTTGTTCATGAAGTTGTAAGCTTCATTAAAGTCTTTGAAGTATATCTCATCATCAAAGACCATACCTTTTTCTTCAACCATACATACTAAAGCCCACTTGTCACCCTGATCTATTGGACCTTCTAAGAACTGATGTACTTTAACCTCCATATTTAACTCCCTTAAACCTGTGTTTAAAAAACACTATTGCATTTATTGTTGTATTGATAGTAACCATAATTAGTATCCACCATTGCCACCATACTAAACCACCGAGTTCAAACATATTTTCTTCTTTCTTTCTTTTATCCAATCATGCGGTATAACTTCTTTAGCAAACATGAACCCATAGTAATTACACCAATCTGCGTAGGTCATCTTTGCTCCTTTGTTTAGTCTCTGGTAAGGATTACTAAAGACAAATCTTATGTCAAGCTCAGGGTGTAACTCTTGTATCCACTTGTGCTTGTTCCTGTCTGGTAAAGTAAACCTACCTTTAGTTTCGACTATAATACCATTGGGTAAAATAAAGTCAGGAGTATACTTTCTTATTCTCATGTCACGCCACTGTACCTTTAGTGTCTCGTACTCAAACTTGACACGTTTCTTTTGTAGGTACTTAGCGTTGCGTTCTTCTAGTCCTGATCGGAATCTGTGAACTTTGGTGGTTGCCATACTTGTTCTTCTTCTCTTCGTAGCCACAACAGCTTACCGTTTTCTATTACTCTTTCTTCATCACCACCGTAGGCTCTGACACACTCTTCATACAAGTCTTGTTCTGTCTTACAGTCAGCTAGTATCTTATCAGCTTTCTTAGGTCCAACGCCATAGATACCTTGGATGTTGTCTGCCGAATCACCTGTAAGTATCTGCTTGTAGAAAAACCTCAACCCTTCAAACTCTTCAACTGTTTGCCAAGTACGTCTGTGTGGATTGTAGTGTGTGCATGGTAGCTGAAGCATGTCCTTGTCTATTGATACGACAATGCTCTCAGGGTTAGACCAGATGCCTATCAGGTCATCAGCCTCTTCATCCTTGGACACAATAGCTTTCCAGTTGTCGATCAGGTGCTGCCTAATATCACCAAGGTGTACAGGTCTTTCTTGTTTCCTGTTGCCTTTGTATTCTCTGGTAACAGCAATGTTCTTTCTGAAGTTACCTTTACCTGTCAGGAAGATCTGATACTTGTCATCAGTTACCTCCCACAGTACTGCCTCTAGTGCAGTCTCTAGTAACTCATCAATCTTTTCTACTGCTGCTTGTACTTCTTCATCTGCACAAGAGAAAGCTGCACGATAAGCAAACGGATCACCGTCAACCAGTATTTGCAAGTTGTCGTTCTTTTGCACGTTGACGTTCCTTCTGTGTCATTGGTCTAAGTATATCGTCACTGTAGTCAACGATGATACCTGTGTTCCACTTACTGCGTTCTTCTTCTGCTGCTTCGTAAGTATTAAACAACTTTGGTTTGTACCCTTCTGTGGTATTACAAGGCCACTCTTCAGGCACGTAGTTGTAATCCTCATCAGTATCAAACATAATCATTACTGCGTATTTCATATATATAATCCTTAGTGCAAGTATTGAACTACTTGGGCTGCTAATAAAAAGAAAATTATCATAGCTACCCATACTAGTGCTAACTCTTTCATGGGAGAAAAAGGACAGGGCCGAAGCCCTGCCAGTTACAACGAAAGGAGTACATGGGTTGTTACCAACGATCCTCTGCAGCCATCTCTTCAAATGGTACATGTTCGAGGATGCCCACTTTCTCTAACCTTACTGAGGCGGTAGAACCCTCACCGTAGATAGAGATTTTAACCTTGGCCTTAGTGCCGTTACCAAGAGCACCGTCTTCAATGTAATCCCAAGGTTTATTGGTAGTGCCGTGGGTAACGGATGGCGCACCACCAAAGTCTTCAATACCAGAAGGGTGTTTGTTAGGACGTTTGAGTTTCATACCTGCACGATTGTCTGCTGCAGTAATTGGTTTGATCATACGGTTGCCCATTGATTCTTCAGGGAAACCTAAATCAACCATCTTCTGTAGCTCATCATCATCCTTGGGTACGAACACAGTATTGAACTGTCCTTCTGTACGTTCATGGTATTCTGAGTCATCTATGTTGTCCTCGAAGATACGTGCATAATATAAGTCACCTTCGAATACACCATACTGAGTTTTCTTTTTAGCTGCCATTATCTAGCTCCTCTTTACTGATTCGTTTCATCAACATATACGTAATTAATTCCAATGTCAAGCAAAAAATTACAGGGGATAGTGCAAATATCCAAATCAATGTGTGTCTCTCCAATTATACCCTATGTCAGTTGAACCTGCGAGTGGGCAGACCATACCAAACTTTATACCAGTGTCAACAATAGATTGCCTTTGTATCTTACCTAGTAGTTCAGCATCTTTCATCTGCCCACGCACTTCTGTTTGCCACTCATCATGAGGCCACGTAACAAGCTTAAACTCAAGGAACTGTCTCTTAGCTTTGTAGACCCAATCAAGTGCTGCATGTTTCATTATGGTTGACTCACCATTCTGAAGCATACCTGCTAGTGTCTTGTGTTCTGAAGGTACTATAACCCTACGTCCATCAAGACCTCTGAACCACCCACGTTTAGCTATGTGTGGTATTACCTTTTTCTTTAACTCAGCAAGTCCTTGAATTGATTGCATAAAGTTTTCAACTGCTTGCTTTGCTTCTTTCTGACTGACGTTTAGTATCTGTGCTACCTTGGCATTACCTGCACCTAGTAGGAACGCATAGATGAAAGTCTTAGCCATATCTCTAGTGACATGTGACATACCCAGAGCCTTACGGTTCAGGTTATGTATGTCTGTCTCATCTTCCTTCTTGCCTGACACGATAGCGTGTACGTATTCCTCTGACTTCATCAGGTGTGCGAGTACACGTAACTGGATACCCTCAGCATCTGTGCCTACCAAGTAGCAGCCCTTGGGTACACACCATAGCTCACGTAGTTGACCATCGTATCTGTCCTTCACCTTCTCTACAGCAGTGACAGCATCACCATGAAACTGTGCAGGGATGTTAGCTTGGTTAGGGTTCCTGTGTGCCATCCTGCCTGTCCATGCACCAACGTGTGTAAAGCTGCCGTGAATACGTGAATCGTCACCACAATGCCCCAGCCACTCCACTAGTGAGGATCGCCTACCTTCAAGTGTCAACCACTCTGCTAGACGTTTGCCTCCTGCAGGTGCTGTCTCAGGCAGTGTGTTAAGGTTTGCCTCAGATAAAGTCCATCCGAACTTAGCAAACTTCTGTCCTCGTTCATCCATTTTGTTCCTCATGTTTTTCTAAATACCTAAGTGCTCTAGTCACACCTTCAATATCATCACCTAACTTTCCTATACCAGTGTTGCAAAAATGACACAGAAAGCCTCTGTACTTACCTGTCTTGTGGTCATGATCAAAGTGTAAGCTTTTAATTTTTCTTCCACAACAATGACATAAACCTGTATCTAAGTGTTCGTATTTCTTTCTTTCTTTTCTTCTCCACTCTCTCCCCTCATTACAACAAGCCATACATCTAGAATCTCTTGTTGTATTTGTTGGAGATTTGTGCCTTTTATGAAATCTATCTATAGGTTTTTCTACACTACATATCCTACAAACTCTTGTTTCAACGAAAAGTTCTAGCTGATTCTCTTTCATAATCAATATGGCCTTTCGTTTTCTCAAATGGTTTCCATCCTGCTTCCCATAGTCTTTCTATCCGCATCTTTGGTGAGGCAGGGTTGAACTCTATGAAGTCGTAGCACACTAGCTCAGGGTCTTGCTTTGACCAGTCTACTTGTGTCTTTGCGTGTTTCTTTTGTGCGTTGGTCACGTTACTGTACAGTGTACCGTCAGCTTTCTTTCTGTACTTGATACGATTGACTTCCTCTAGCTTGGGTGGGAAGTCCTCTTGGAAAGCATCTTCAAGGTGTGCTTTGCGTTGTTCTATCTCATCAAGTAACTCTTCAGCCTTAGCCTTGTTGAAGTAGAAGCCGTTGTCTGTCATGGTCTGACACAGTATTTGTATGTCATGCTCACATTTTATAGCCCACTCCCAATCAGGATCATGTATTACTTTCTTGAACTTATCGTACACTCTTAATGTAACTGTAACGTCCTGATGACAGTACTTGATCATCTCATCCGACAGCATCGAGAAGTCGGAGAAGTCCATCTTGAAGTTACCTAGCCTTATACCCCAAGCCTTGAGGCCATGCCCATGCTTGATGTCGAAGTCAACCAGTCTACTGACAATCAGTGTGTCAAGGACTGACTCCAAAGGTATCAAGTCTTTCTTTACAAGGCGATTAATAATAGGAACATCAAAACAGATTCCATTGTGAAATATAAACCTATCGTATCTGCTACAGTACTCAATGAATCTCTCCTTCTCTTCCTGTATTGTTGTTAGGTGAACGAAGTGTTCCTTTTCACCTGTCTCTACATCCTCTGCACAGATACACCAAATCTTTTCTGGTGTAAGTGATTCTGTTTCTATGTCCATAGCTACACTACGCATGGTCATCTTCTCCTGTAAACTCATACCATAATAGAACTAGCGTATTGAATATCCAGAAGATACTGCTAGTGATAGCTCTTCTTTGGCTCATCTCATGTTGTCTTTCCATGAAATAGAATATAGTCCTGACATGTACGTAGTGTAAGAATATGCCAAGAAAATAAATTACTGCTGCAAAGGCAGCGTATGGGTCAATATACTGCATACTTTTCTTTCAATGTAAAGGAGTCAGGGTCAAACTGTAGTTGCCCTGCGTATCCTGTTGGACCTACTGGTCTGTTCTTGGTTACTAATAGTTTGGTTGTGTTCCTCTCTTCTCTGTCCTCTGACATCTTGTCACGCTGTAGATCAACTACAACTGAGGCACGTTGCTCAATCATACGACAGTACTTTACCTGACCGTCATCGTTAGTGTGACCAATTGTCACAATACCTACACCCAACTCTGCTGCAAGCTTGGATAACCTGACTGACAGGTCAGCTAGGAACTGCTCCTTGCTATCCTCTGTACCTGCGTTGGCAGATATATCTTGGATAGGTTCGAAGAATACGTAGTTGACATCACATGCTTGAGACAGATACCTGATCTGTGACAATAAGTCAAGTGGATCATCCTCATCATTGAGGAAGAACTGGTATAGCCTCTCGTCTTTGGTCAGCTTGGTGATAGCTTCTTGTACTAGATCGTCAGCGTTCTTGTCTTCGATCAAGTCCTTGCGTGTCAGGTTGTCGTTCAACTCATAGGATACCAAGCCAAGGATAGACCGTAGCTTAGTCTCTTCCATGTGCCACGTAGCTATCTTGATGTCAGGGTATTGACTGAGTATCCTGTACTCAAGGTAACGCATGAACTCTGTCTTGCCTATACCTGTCTGTGCTTTGAACAGTGTGAAGTGCCCTTGCATCAGGCCAAGACACATCTCATCGAACTCCTGCACACCTGTCTCCACATACACATGGTTCTCTGACTTGTTGTACAAGCCAAGGAATTGATCAGGTGTATTCAGTATGTTAGCAGGTGTATACTTTCTAGCATTGAACCATGCAGACTTGAATGTCTTGGCATGACCCTCTTGCAAGAACTCATTGGCGTCCTTGTACTTGTCAAGCTCCATGCGATAGACCTTGTTAGGGTACAGGCTTGCAATCTTTGCAGCTACTGAGTTACCTTGGTCATCGTGTTCGATAGACAATACTATCTTGTCAAATGAACTCAGGAACTTGTTTATCTTTTCCCATAGCTTGTGCGATGGTGTCGATGATGGCAATGACACAACAGGGTTGTCGAACTTAGGGTTGTGTAGCATCTGGTATGCTGACATAGCATCTAGCTCACCCTCTGTGATAGTAATGATCTTGCTTGTGCCACTGTTCCATAGGTTCATACCAAACAACTCATCAGTCTTTAGATTCCTAGCACTGAATGTCTTTGGTAGTTGTCTGACCTTCACACCACCCGAAGGGTAGATGTACTCTTGGCGTACTGGTTCACCCTTGCCATCTATGAAAGTCTTACAGTCGTAGAACTCCATAGTTTCTTTGGTGATGCCACGGTATGCCATGTGCATAGGCTTGACAAACTCCGTGACATTTGATTGTTCTTGTTGTTGCATATCCCAAGATTCCTTGCTGCTTTGATATGTTGGATACTCTTCTTCTGCCCAATTGTCAAGGTCTCTCATTTGTTTTGGGTAAGACCTGTTGCAAGAATGACACTTACCTGCCATAGTTTCTGTGTTGTATGAGAACGCATCACTGCTATCGCAGTCAGCAGCAGGACATTCTTTGTGGCTTATCCAAGTCATTAATTATCTTCTCCAGTATTCTCAAACTGATGGTGAAGACCCCAATAAGCTGAGTCTAGTTTACCTAACTGAGGTACAGATATCTCATAGCTTTGGTGCATAGTACTTACAGCGTCTTTTATGACCTCTATTGCTTCTTTTATAGCTTCTAGTTGACCATCAGTTAGTTGGCTCATACCATTTCTTTTGTCCTCTTGTTTTTTTCTGTACTGTATTTCCCATTCTTCCATATCAATACTCCTCTGTTGCAAGAACTGGTTCTTCTGCTAGGCCACAGAAACATTCCTTCTCCTTCAACTCAGCAATCCTTTTGTATGCTGCTTGTAGTTGTGCTTGTAGCTCTAACACATTTCGTTCTATCAAATCTATTTTATCTGACATTTCTAAGATTATCTTACGATTCTTCTCAGCTTCCATCTCATCAGGTAGCACCATCATCCTCCTCTAGTATAAACCTAAAGTAATAGTTGTGTTCATCCTCTATGTCTTCAAGTACCCAATCAACTGGCTTGTCCTTGACTACTTCTCTCAACATAGCTATCAGGTCTTCCTTTGTCAACCTTCCACTCCTCTACTTCTGTTACATAATAATCCTCACCAAGCTGATCAACGATCTGTCCTACACTGTACGCCTTGATGTATAGGGTCTTGTATACACTGCTCCTTAGATCAGTCTTGAGTTGCACTTGATAGTTCTTCATCATTGTCTTGTGTCCACTTCTAGACAGGCAAGCATCTCTGAACTGGTACTGACTAGCACTACAGCTTCCTTGAGTGCTGCCTGACAGTCTGTTTCTTTAGTGAACGTGCCTAGTTGATAGTGTTCTACACCTTGGCTAGTCACTAGCTGCATCCATATTAATATCCACATCATTTGTTTTTCCTCTTGACAAATCAGAAAATGTTGGTATACTAGGGCTGTCCTTTGGACAGGGTACTATTAGAAATTAGGATACCAAAGCTCACCTTCATCCATGTCTCTTTTTATTTGTTCCTTCTCAGGTAAGTATAACTCTACTACGTCATCCTCACCCATCCATTCAGCATCATCAATGATTCTTGATATATCATTGTAGTACTGTTCTATGGGTACAACCTTAGCTGTACCCTGAGTTTGTTTGTTGTTCATTAATTATCCTTTTTGTTTTCTGACGTTAGTGTCAGATAGA